ATGAGTTCACAAGAGCACAGTTTAGAAACTTAGTAGAACCTTTCTTGAGAGATATTCAAGGTAGACGAGGTATCACAGACTTTAGTGTAAAGGCTGATGCTACTAACAATACTGGTGAAGTCATTGACAGAAATGAGTTTGTTGCAGACATCTTTATCAAACCTGCTCGTTCTATCAACTTTATAACTCTAAACTTTATCGCAGTTAGAACTGGGGTAAGCTTTACAGAGGTAGGAGGTTAATCATGGGAAACATAGATGATTTTAAGGCAAATCTAATTGGTGGTGGTGCAAGAGCCAACCAATTCAGAGTAACCATAACTCCACCACCTGGCATTGCAATAGGACTAGATGTTCGTAGAACCTCTTTTCTTGTAACTGCAGCTGCGATACCATCAATAGAAATGAATTTCTTTGAGGTGCCGTTTAGAGGTAGAGTTATTCACTTTCCAGGCGATAGACCTGCTCCTGGCGATTGGACTACAACTTTCTACAATGATACAGATTTTATGATTAAAAATGCAATGGAAAGATGGAGTAATGGTATTAATGACTTTGCACTAAATACTGGAACTTCAAATCCAGCAGACTATCAAACAGATTTGAATGTAGAACAACTAGACAGAGATGATACAATTCTTAAAAGTTATATTTTAAGAAATTGTTTTCCAACAACTATAGGTGAAATTGCATTATCAAATGATAATCAAGATGCGATTGAAACTTTTGATGTAACTTGGAAATATCAACATCTTGAGGCATCAGGCGTTAATTTCTAACCTACTAAATAATCTGTAACAGTAGGAGATATAATGGCTGAATTGTTTGGATTTAAATTTGAAAGAATAAAGGATTCTGCTTCCAAAGAAAAGTTTACTGAACCTAGTTCAGAAGATGGAACTCTGGAAGCAGTAGCTGGTGGTTTTTACGGACAACTATTAGATCAAGATGGTCGTGAAAGAACTGAGCAAGACTTAATTCGTAGGTATCGTGATATCGCACAACAACCAGAGTGCGATAGTGCGATTGAAGATATTATTAATGAGGGTATAGTTGCAAACGAAAAAGACCAAGCTGTTTCTCTTGAATTAGAACGCTTGATGTTACCCACTAAAATCAAAAAAAGAATTATAGAAGAGTTTGATAATGTTTTAGAGTTACTAAACTTTGAACAAAAAGGACACGACATTTTTCGTAGATGGTATGTTGATGGTAGAATATATTACCACAAAGTTATTGACCAGAAAAATCCAAAAAAAGGCATACAAGAGTTAAGATACATTGAACCTAAAAGGATTCGTAAAGTTAAAGAAACTAAAAAAGACTTGAAAAAAGGAACAAGTGTAGAACTTGTAAAACAAGTCAATGAGTATTTTCTTTACAATCATAATGGACTGAAAACTGGAACAACTGAAGGTATTAAGATATCTCCAGACTCTATTGCATATTGTCCAAGTGGGGTGATTGACCAAAACAGAGGTCATGTATTATCTTATTTACATAAAGCAATTAAACCAGTAAATCAATTACGAATGATTGAAGATAGTCTTGTTATCTATCGTATATCAAGAGCTCCAGAAAGACGTATTTTTTATATTGATGTTGGTAATCTACCAAAGATAAAAGCAGAACAATATCTAAAAGATGTTATGAATCGTTATCGTAACAAACTGGTATATGATGCATCTACTGGTGAAATCAGAGATGATAGAAATCATATGTCAATGTTAGAAGATTTCTGGTTGCCTAGACGAGAAGGTGGTAGAGGAACAGAGATTACTACTTTGCCTGGCGGTTCTAATCTTGGTGAGATTGATGATATAGAATACTTTAAGAAAAAACTATATCGTTCTTTGAATGTTCCAATCTCTAGATTAGAAGCAGAAGCTGGTTTTAGTCTTGGTCGTTCTACAGAGATTACAAGAGATGAATTAAAGTTTACAAAGTTTGTTCAAAGAATAAGAAAGAAGTTTACACCTTTATTTACAGACATACTAAAAACACAACTTATACTAAAAGGTGTAATTACTTTAGAAGATTGGAAGAGTATGAGTCAACATATTCAATACAACTTCTTACAAGACGGACACTTTGCAGAACTCAAGAAAGCAGAATTACTTGAGGATAGAATAAATGCATTAGGTAGTATTGAGCCTTACATTGGAACTTTCTTTAGTAAAAGATATGTCCTTAAAAATGTTCTTAATATGACTGATGCACAAATTGAAGAAATGCAAAAAGAGATTAATAAAGAAGCTGGACTTGACCCAGATGAGGGCGGTGTTGATGTTCCACAAGATACAGATGGTGTTACAAGATATCCTTCTGTTGATGGAGCACCATTACCAGCAGATGATGTTGCAAAATTTAGAGGCGAAACCCCGCCAGAAAATGGAGAAAAATAATGACTGCGAAAGAATTTGTAGATGCTTTACATAATAAAAAAAATTTAGATGCTGAAGATGCATTTAAAACAGCTATGTCATCAAAGGTTGGTGATGCATTAGAAGATAAAAGGAAAGAGGTTGCTGGTTCTATGATAAAAAATCATGTTCCAGAAGTAGAGGAAAATGAAAAAGTTTAATTCACTTTATACATCTCTCCCAGAGAAAGATGAACATAAAAAATCAAAAGAGTATAAAAAGTTATCTCCTAAAATGAGAGATGCTGTTGATGATATTTTTACTAAAATGGACACTAAACCTTCAGATTTCCTAAATACTTTTGAAAAAACAATAAAACAAATATCTAAAAAATATAGAGTATCAGAAAAAGAACTCATGGGATATTTTGAAAAAGAGATGTTAACAATTTAGGAGTGAATAATGGCAATCAGATTAGTAAGACATATCGGAATAATTAATACACTTGGAGATGATGCAGCTCACTCATTAGATGTTGGTGTAATTAGTCCGAATAATGCTTTAAGAGTTACAGAGGTTGGGGGTAATGATGTTTCTGTAAAAATAACAGAAGCAGGAACAGCTGCAACTGCAACAAATGGTTTTACACTTAAAGCAAATACTTCTACTCTTTTAACTCCAGACACAAAACCAACAATGGGCCCAGGCGAAGTATTACTAGATGGAACAGATAGTGATAGTTCAAATGCTGGAGATACAATAACATTAGAGAGTGGAAATGACACCACAGGCAAAACAGTCTTGTTTCACAATAGAGCAGAATCAAACTTTACTTTATCTGCAATAAATGAAACATCTGGTAGTGATGCAGTTATTCGTGTAGAAGAAGTTGCACATATTAACACAATTTAGGAACGATTATGGGATATACATTAAAATTAATATCAGAACACATTGAACAAGATACTGATTATATTATAGAACAAGATGAAAAGTCTGGTAACAAGAACTACAAAATAAAAGGTATTTTTATGCAGGCCGATATTAAAAATCGTAATGGTAGAATATATCCTATGGAAATACTTCAGAAAGAAGTTAAAAGATATAATAAAGAATATATTACACAGAAAAGGGCATTTGGTGAGTTAGGACACCCAGATGGCCCAACTGTTAATCTGGAAAGAGCATCACATTTAATTACTGGTCTTTATCCAGACGGAAAGAATTTTGTTGGTGAGGCTAAAGTATTATCCACACCAATGGGAAATATTGTAAAATCTCTTATGGATGATGGTGCAAAACTAGGTGTATCATCAAGAGGAATGGGGAGTTTAGACCAAAAAAACGGGGCTAACTATGTGAGAAACGATTTTTATCTGGCAACTGCTGCTGATATTGTTGCAGATCCATCTGCACCTAATGCTTTTGTAGAAGGCATTATGGAAGGTAAAGAGTGGATTTGGAACAATGGACTTATTAAAGAAGCGGATATTGCACAGATGAAAGATAACATTGAGGAAAATCATGCAAAAAGAAACCCTAAAGCAGATGCTTTAGAGTTTGCAAAGTTTCTTCAAAAACTTTAATTTTATAAATAAGTTAATAAAAGTATAACAAGGAGTAATCCCCATGGCTAATGAACTAGACAAAACCATTGAGGAGTTAGAAGCGGAAGTGTTAAACGAGCTTGAAGAAGCCAATGGAACACCAAATGCTCCTAAACCCAATGCAACTGCTACAGACAAGATGAAAAAACTTGAGGGCGATGGTGCAACTGGATCAGAAGATATCGGTGGAAGCACACCATCTACAGTATCGCCACCTAAAGGTGCAGATGCATCAAAATCTGTCAAGCAAGATACAACAATTCCAAAGAAGGGTAAAGCTGACAAGATGGCAAAGGCACATGGTAATCCAGATGGAACACCAACACCTAATAAACCACTTGCAATGAGTTATAACCCAGAAGATTCATTAACAGATGATGAAATCAGAGAACTTTGCCATACTAAAGATCACGATTGTGCAACAGTCGTTGAACACCCAGTATGGGGTAAAGGTAAACCATTACTAAAATCTCATGCAATTCCAGACGATAACGGATATGTTGCATGGTATGATGTTCAATTCAAACATGGTATTGAAGAGAAAGTTATGGCAGAAGATATGGTCATTGAAGGACACAATGGACATGAAGCAGAAGAACCTAAAACTAAAATGCAAGCCATCAACGCAATGCAAGACATAGTTAGTAAAATGCAAAAAATGTCTGCTGATGAAGCAAAAAAGGTTGCTGTTAATGCAATGAAAATGGGTGTGCCTGGAATGTCAAACTATGATCCATCTACAAAAGCAGAAGATAAGGACAAAAAAGAATCTGTTGAAAATCGTCTGAAGTCTATAGATGTATCAGAGCACGTTAATGCATTGATGAACGGAGAGGGTGACCTTTCTGAAGAATTTAAAAAGAAAGCTGCAACAGTATTTGAAGCTGCAGTAAAATCAAAGGTTCGCACAGAAGTTGAAAGACTTGAAGAAGAATACAGAACCGAACTGGAAGAAAATATAAACACAACAAAAGGTGAGTTAACTGAAAGAGTTGACACATATCTTAACTATGTTGTTGAAGAATGGATGAAAGAAAATGAACTTGCGATTGAAAGAGGCCTTAAGGGTGAAATCGCAGAGGACTTTATTTCTGGTCTAAAACAGTTGTTTGAAGATCATTATGTTGATGTTCCAGATGAAAAGTATGATGTGTTAGAAGCACAATCAGAAAAGATTTCAGAACTAGAGAGTAAAATAAATGAAATGATGGAGAAATCCATTGAAATGAAAACTACAAATGCTACTCTAGTAAAGGAACAAGTCTTATCTGAACTAAGTTCAGATTTGGCTGAAACAGAGATTGAAAAGTTTAAGGGACTTGTAGAAGATGTAGATTATTCTAATGAAGAATCTTATCGTGAGAAGTTGGCAACACTTAAAGAAAGTTATTTTCCAAAAGTAAAACCTTCTGATACACCAGTCGCTGAAACTATAGATGATGTAGAAACTGGCAACGCACAATCGGACATTGACACAACTGATTCAATGGCAGCCTATATGACTGCGATTGGTAGGACTGTTAAGAAATAGGCGTGCAAAGTGAACAATTTTATAAATAGTAGAAATATAAAAAGGAGAAACTAATGTTTCAAACAGAACATCTACAAGAGAAGTGGCAGCCAGTCCTAGAACACCCAGATCTTCCAAAGATTGAGGATTCATACAGGCGTGCCGTTACTACCATTATCTTGGAAAACCAAGAAAAATCAATAAAAGAGGACAGAAACTTCCTTAAAGAAACTGCACCAACGAACTTTATCGGTGGTAATGCTTCTTTAGATACTTTTGACCCAATACTTATCTCATTGGTAAGACGTTCCATGCCAAACCTAATTGCATATGACATTTGTGGTGTGCAACCAATGACTGGCCCAACTGGACTTATCTTTGCAATGAGAGCAAGGTTCGCATCAATGGATGGTGCAGAAGCACTTGCTGATGAAGCATTCCCAGATGTTGCAAACCAAAATGCTGCTGGAACTATCGGTGGTGGTGATATCGGTTCAACCGAAACTAACCCTGCTACTCTAAACGATAGTCCTTCTGCTGGAACTTATACCTCTGCAACTGGTATGACTACAGTTCAAGGTGAAGCATTAGGTGACTCTGGAACAAATGCTTTCGCAGAAATGGCATTCAGTATTGAGAAACATACTGTTACTGCTGTAACTCGTGCATTAAAAGCAGAATATACTATGGAACTTGCTCAAGACTTAAAAGCAATTCATGGTTTAGATGCTGAAACTGAACTTGCAAATATTCTATCTGCTGAAATTCTTGCAGAGATTAACAGAGAAGTTGTAAGAAACATTTATGTTTCTGCCGTAAAAGGTGCTCAAGTAAATACAACTACTGCTGGTATCTTTGACTTGGATACAGACTCAAATGGTAGATGGTCAGTTGAGAAATTTAAAGGTTTGATGTTTGCGATTGAGAGAGATGCCAACGCAATCGGTCAACAGACAAGACGAGGAAAAGGTAACATGATCCTTTGTTCTGCTGATGTTGCATCTGCATTGCAAATGGCTGGTGTCCTTGACTATACTCCTGCTTTAAACAACAGCCTAAATGTTGATGATACTTCTACAACATTTGCTGGTGTTATGAACGGAAGATTTAAAGTGTATGTAGACCCATATGCTGCTAATGTCGCCGCTTCACAATACTATGTTGTTGGTTATAAAGGAACTTCACCATATGACGCTGGTATGTTCTACTGCCCATATGTTCCATTACAAATGGTTCGTGCAGTTGGTGAGAGTTCTTTCCAACCGAAGATTGGTTTTAAAACTAGATATGGAATTGCTGCTAACCCATTCCATACTGGAACAGTTGCTGCTAGTGCAGACGGAGCAATCTCCATCTCATCTGCAACTAATAAGTATTACAGAAAAGTTAAAGTTACTAACCTTATGTAATCTTTTACCTACCAACCGAAAGAGAGGGGATTTATTCCCCTCTTTTTTTTGTTATAAATACTATTATGACAACAGAAACATCACCTTTAAATAGACAACCAGATAAGTTGGATTATAGTAGTCCAACGCAATTTAGGTTTATTCTGAATCAAATACCTAAAGTGCAGTTCTTTGTTCAGACTGCAAATATTCCTGGCATAAGTTTGGGTGAAGCTGTAATACCAACACCTTATAAAGACATACCTTATGTTGGCGATAAAGTAACATATGAAAATTTAAGTATTCAGTTTCTTGTAGATGAACATTTAGAAAACTATATTGAAATACATAATTGGATGTTAGGTTTGGGGTTTCCAAAGAGTAGACAACAATTTACAGATTTTCGTTCTACAACATCAAACACATCAAACGCAGCTAGTGTTGCACAAACTGATATTGGAAAGGTTGGAAAACCAGTTGCAGAAAGACCTTTATATTCTGATGCAACACTTTCAGTATTATCAAATAAAAATAATCCACTTGTGGAGTGTCGTTTTTCAGATTGTTTTCCAGTTTCGTTGTCTGGATTAGATTATACACAACAAGTCGGAGATGTTGAGTATCTCACAGCCTCTGTTGACTTTCGTTATAAATTATATGAGATAGTGACTTTATAATATGGAGTGAAAATGAATTTGGATGAATTGAAACTTCAAGTTTCCCAAGACTTGAAAGTAGATGATGA